TAAATCTGATAAATTACTCACGATTGATACTCCAAGTTAATTGCTGTGGCTGACAGGGCTTTACCGATCTTCACTGCGGGAGCAGTAGAAGTAGTGCTGATGCTACCGTCCCCTTGCACATAATAGTCACTGCCCGGAGTTAAGGAACTTACGTTTGTAGAAATCCCACCTTTAATGGTGACATTACCACTCGCTGCACTACTAATAGCCTCGTCTGTTATCCCTATAAAACTTCCTAAATTATTAGTGTCCCCAACTGAAAGAAAATCAGTGTCACAATCACCCCCGCTGCCATAAAAAGTTACTAACACTCTATTATTTTGTGCGTCAAATACACTGGATGTCACTTGCCAACCACCTAAAGCGTGTAGCACTGTATTAGCGCCGAGCGTAATGGTAGAGCCACCCGAATCTACCTGAACAACCAACGCATTTTGGTCAGTGACATCATTTTTTTGGTATGCCAGAACAGTTCGTTCGTTAACGGGGTCATAAGTAACATCATACTGGGTGCTGCCGTAACTTGTTCCTGAAATAACCGTAGTAGGCGTCCCTACCGTTGCAGAAGAAGCGCCTACATCTATGGTGACAACTTGTAAATTATTTGTGCTATCGTAGTTAAAAGCAATAATGCCTCTATCCGCTGCGACATCGTATGCTACTTTTGCTTGTGTCATATAAGCGTGGCCTGTAGCGACAGTGCCGTCATAGATCGAAAAGCTACCACCACCGTAATCCATTATCCCATATCTTACATAAGGGCTTGAGTCACTTCTAACTATCCAAATCATTTTTTGTTGGGTAGAGTCATAGGCAAAATCAGCGTTGCTATTTCCTCCACCACTCAACCCAAACCCATACCCTGTGGAGAGAAGATTACTTAGACTAGGGCTTCCTCCGCTGTAAGTCCCCCCATGTACTTCTATACTTGAGTTGAACTGAGCGTAGCTCTGTACTATAAAAGCATTATCATTCTCTTGGTATCCAATGGACATACACTCCACAGGGGATACAGCAGTTGATCCGTAACCAAGACCTTCAGAGGTAACTGTAGTACCCGATATTGAATATCCGGATATGTGGCAAGCATTACTATAACTAAAGACGGCTAAACCATAAGCTCCGTTTCCATGTGCAAGACCCATACTCTGAGCAGGGGCGGCAACAACCGCTGAGTATACAACCACACTTGTTCCAAAAGTAATCGTGGTTCCACTCACAGTTCCCGCTGTTATGGTAGGGTAACTACTACTGTTTTGCGAAAAAACTACTAAAACATTATTAGTGGAATCCCACGCCGTAGGCATTTTTGAAGTAGCAGATAAAGCAAACCCATTATTCATACCGTGATTTGTTACTGTACCCGCAGAGTCTTGTACCCCTTCTACCGTACCGTCCGCTTTCAAGAAAACAGTTTGTCCACTACTTAAAGTCCCGCTTGCCGTGAACGCAACTTGCTTACCTGCACCCGCAGGAAAAAGATCAGAAAGATTCGTCATCCTGTGTAATCCTTTATGTTAATTTGTGTGGCTGTAATCGCTGTCCCGATAAGTTGTCCACTTGAATCGGTGGTCACCGTCCCGCCATCTTGCACGTAATAATCCGACCCTACAGTAAGACTTGTTTGAGCCTCGTTCCTAGAACCCCAAGTGTTTATAGTGCCTGTAGCGGTATCGCTAATGGCTCCGGCAGCAAGACCTAAGAGGTTGGTTGAGGTGAGGTTACTTGATGTGCCGCCAGTTTTACCAAGTTTTACCCAAGCTGTACTAGAGTTATTGTCTCCCATCACTAGAAAATGTCCGTCAGCATCATCAGCTTTTGCAATATTAAAATATTCGTATGCTTGGGTTTCCATTGCGGTGTTGGTTCCCAAAGTGATCGTATCTGTTGAATAAGAGCCAATACGACCATCGGCTATTTTATTTGTGGTGTCTGACCATATTAGAATCCACGCATCAGGAGTGACGGTTGAGTTAGCTACAGTTGCTTGTCGAACGTAATCATCTGGGTAGGACGTACCCGAATAAACTATTTGACTACCATAGGAAAAAGAACCGCTATTTAAGTTACCGATCTGGGTACGACCTTGGCCGCCTGTTGCAGATTCTCTACTAGCAATCATTACAAACTTAGTAGAAGTCAAATAGCACAAGTCTATAGTGCCTTGACGCTCATAAGTGTTTGAATTGTCTACTACGTTACCGGCAGAAGTAGCAGTTATCGTTGAACCGCTAATGGCAACATCTGTAATATATAAATACTTATCTGCATTGATTTGAAAAATTAATGCTTTAGTCGCATCGTAAGGGTTTACTTTAAACCCAAATTCAGCCCCCCTAGCGGCTGTTGAATAAGGAATAGTAGTTGATCCCGGTGCGGTTACGGTGGTTCCTGAAACAGTAAGAACACGCAGTTTTATACCAGAAGGATCATTTGTCCAACCACAAATGTAGTTTCCAGAAGTCCCCAGTGCAAAAGCTCTATTGGGGATTCCATTACCCATATCATATGGAACCGTTTCAAATCTGTTGACGCTTCCAAATGAAACAACAGCATCTTTATCGCTAGTAGAAAGCGTTAAAACAACAGCCGCAGTACCGTAAGCCACAGTAGCGCCTGATCCGGGGCTAAATACCATAAGAGCTTTATTAGGGGTTACAGGATCAAACACCATAGAATGATTATAAGCGTTACTTATGTCTGCTTCACTCCCTGCGTTAGTTGCACTTCCGTCAGTTAAAGTAGTTCCAGAGCGTGTTACAAATTTAATGCGTATACCGGCAGTGCCTGAACTGTTGTAGTAGGAAACCATCCATCGGTCAGTATTGTGGGGGTCAGCAGTACACACAATACGACCTATTCCAGTAGCACTAGATTCTACCGTTAGCTGTGTCCCTAAAGGTAAACTTCCACTTGCGCTACTTGTTGTAACTTCAGAAGCCTTACCCGCCGCCGTGAGAATGACAGGCTTGCCAGACGCTATAGTCCCATCCGCTACAAAATCGGTATTATTCTGGCCGCTGCCCGCAGGTAGTAGATCGGCTAAATTCGTCATTTACACGCTCCAACCAATAGTCCCATCTATGTAAGTCATGGTAATTTCTGCCCAATTTTTGTCAAACGTAAGATCGGAAGCGGCACTTGCTATGTTGCTTCCGTTACGTGCAACCGCAAAGCTCGTGGTCGCAGCGGCTCCAGTACCATCCTTCACGATAACAAAGTCTCCCGCAGAAGGACCCGCAGGTAACGTGATAGTGATACTACCTGCCGTTGCCACAATAAAGTCCCCAGATGTAGCAGCCGCATTCACACCCGTAAGCGTAGGATCAGGTTGCCCCGTAGGATCAGACGCTATCCATGCCGTTGCGCCAGGATTTACGGTGAGTAGTTGTCCGGCACTCCCTACGGCTATCTCGCTAACCGCACTAGCACCGCTCCCTACCAATACCGAATTAGCAGTGAGTGTAGTTGCCCCTGTACCACCATTGGCTACAGGAAGCGTACCTGTGATTTGAGTTGTTAAATCTACGTTGGCTAACGTGCCGCCTAAAGTTAGGTTACCTGAACTGGTTACTGTGCCAGTAAGAGTAATGCCGTTGACTGTTCCAGTACCTCCAACCGAAGTTACTGTACCATCGCCCACATCTACAAACTCTAACGCATCCGAAACAGCACCACCTGCACCCGCGCCATCGGTATAAAGAATCAAGGCTTTGCCAGTAGCAATAGTAACCTCGGTTCCTGATCCTTGCTTAATGCTTATAGACTGTGCGCCCGAAGTAGCGTTTTCTATAATCCAAATTTTAGAAACGGTACTTGGAGCAAGCGTTACAGTGCGGGTAGTCGTCAAACTTACCGCAGAAGTAATTTTTAAATAAAATGCTCGGGTAGGGTCAGACGCACCATCGGACATCGTAAATGTTTCATTATTATCCGCCGACATCTGTTTAGTGCCATAACCAAGACCCTGACCAATTAGTTCAAGGTTGGTGTTAGTAGATGTACCCCATGTGCCACTTTCATCGCCAGTGGCAATCTCTTTAAGTCTTAGGTTGTTAACGTATGTTGCCATTGTTTAGCCCTCATTAAGCTGCCATCGGGACCCACTTAGGTGTCTGTGACGGAATTATTTCTATCCACATGGAAGTACCGCTTGTTTGTCCTGTCGCTTGTACTCCCGTTAAATTAACTGTGATACTGGTGGATTGGGTTACCGAACCTACCGAAGTAAATGCGGTTACTCCTGTTACACCAAATATTGCAGGTATGCTCGGCGTTGCGGCGTTTACATATCCTGTTGCTTCGACCCCAGTAAGCGTTATATTCGCTATACCGGTGGTGGTTACACTTCCTACGGCAGTCGTTGCTTCTAAGCTACCAACATTAACGGTTCCTTCCGTTTTTGCAACTACTGTTCCTACGGCTGTCGTGGCTACTGACCCTGAATTAGAGTAACCCCATCCAGCATCACCCCAATCACCTATGCCCCATCCTTCTAAAGGAACGATGACCGGAATACTTCCGGTAGCTGTCCCTACGGCACTTGTAGCCGCCACTCCGGTTAGGTTTACCGTAACGTGGTAAACCACGTTAACCGCGACACTACCTACGGCACTTGTAGCCGCCACTCCGGTGGCAGTTACGCTAGAAGCACCCGAAACAGTAACTCCGCCCAAGGCGGTAGTTCCTTCCACTCCTGCGGAGGTTTGTCCCCAGCCATATAGAGAAGAACCCCAACTAGAAACACCCCATCCTTCTAACTGGATGGTTACGTCGGCCATATTAGGCTATCCTAATCAACGCCGAAGTAGAATTAAACGTAGGCATCACTACTGCAAAATCCCCTGCACTAGAAGATTTATTTGAACCAAAATCCAAAACAACTACCGACGGATCGCCAGCTGCGGTGTCGTTATAAATTAACGCACCTCTTGCTGTGATGGTAGAAGTAGACCAAGTAACATCGCCCCACTCTGCATAAGCGGTTGTGCCGCTGGATAAAGGGGTCACGTTAGTCATTAATTTACCCGGAGCAGAATAGCCTGTTCCAGATACCTCATTAGCCGCAGTATAGGCCGCAGTAGAGGCGTCAAGGGTTGCCGCATCAGTATAAAGTGCCATATTAAAGGCATTACCTGTTCCAGCAGTTAAGTTATGTGTGCCTGTCATTAGCTCTAACTTAAAGCTAGTACACATATAGTTTCCAGTAAAAGCCATCTTATAGTCTCCTAATTAATTCAGCTAGTTTGGGTTCTCCGGCATCATTTAACGCATTATAAACCGTCGTTCTATCACTTTGAATTGCTTCTTTTATATAGTGAGCAATGACCGCTGCAATATTGTCTTTAAAAGCATGAGCCTGTTGCTGTAACACAGGGTTAGCTTGATCTGAAATGCTTATAATTCTATCCGCACACCGAAGAGCAATTTCTTCAGGGGTAAATCCTCTGTTCTTAGTCGTATGTACCTCTACTTTGAAGTCATCCGCAATACCGATTGAAGGGGTTATCATGTTTTCTCCCGTATTATCATGCCAGTACGGTATTCGTCGGTTACTTCCTTCGCTTCTCCATACTGTTTAAGCGCCACTAATGATTCCGCATACCGTTGTTCATATTCTTGCATCAAAGTTGGATCACCTTTCATATAAACATAGGCTTCTATCAAGCAGCCGTATAGCAACGTAAGTTCAGCATTGGTGCTTAACCATGTTGTCGCGCCCCCTAGTCCTGCCGTCAAACTATCAGGGCGATAGTAATAATGTAGTTCTACTGCGTAATTATCGTTAGGCGTAGGACCAATAATGAACGAATTAACATCAAAATTGGCGTAATAGCGCGGCTCCCCTGTAGTCGTGCGATCCGGGTTAAAACTTTGAATAAAATTAACGCTTTTAAAATCACAAAATTTCTTGTCATTACTCGCATCTGTAAACGACAAAGAAAACGGCGCAAGAAAATCCGTGGGCATAATTAAATACTCATCATCCTTAGTCATGTTGCCTTGGGAGTTTTTACGAAACAGCGTTAATTGAACCGTCTTTAGTATTCGTTCTTCCGCAGATCGTATAAAAACAGGTAAATTAGTAACAAAGGAAGTTTCAGAATTTTGGGTATAATCCTGTATCGCGGTCTTTAATTGATCGTATGTAAAGGCCATTATGTTGTTGTCACCGTTACTTGTCCTACTTGTCCAAAACTATTCATGGGCTTCCAGTTTCCACGGTCTTCTACATTAGGAACCCCTACATAAATAGAAAGAACCATTGGCGTAGTGGGGCGCGGGTCTTTTAAAGCTTGAGGATCGGAAAGGTGCTTACGTGGGTCCAATTGAGGTTGCTTCTTTTCCCATTCATCCGGTCCCACCAGAGAACCCGTCCATTCCAGCCTCATGTCGTTAAGCTTATACACAAAGCCTGATCGGTCTGACACCCCGAGAGCATATTTACCAATAGCAAATTTAGCCATTAGTTTACCCTCGCATAAGCAACGGAAGGTTGAATGGTAAACGACGCTCGATCCCTGTCTTCAGTAGCAGCCACAATAAATTCTTCTTCATACAACGCTTTAAGCATAGTAGTGCGGTCTGGGGCTATTTTAAGAGAAAGATAGTAGGCCAAACCGGCAGCTAAACAAGGGTAAAATCTAAAAGGAACTTCCATCGTATTGATAAAAGTGTCCGCATCTTGGATGCGAGTAAGTCGGTTATATACAATAACGTCTGTATTGTTGTCAGGAGTAGGCCATACTTCAAGTTGAGGCGTAACCAACCTGTTTAAAAAAAACTGGTCTACTCTCCCTGTCGTCGTTTTATTGGGTATAGTGAGGTAATCGTCCCTACTTACGCGGGGGATGGAGTAATCCGTGTTATCCCGTCGTAAAACTGCGCTCAAGAAGTCTATCGTTCCGCGCACGTCTAAAAAATCTATCGCGGCAGACAAAGTAGTCGCGGTTCCCGTAGTTCCTCCGGTAATCACTTCTCCATTAGAAAAAGTTCCCGTAGGAATGGTAATGGCAAAACTGGTAGCACTTGGAATACTGGTAATCTGGCACGTTGCACCACTGGTGCCTCCAGTTAAAGTCTCCCCTATGCTGAAATTAGCTGTTGCCGCTACGGACATGGTAAGAATACCGCCCGGATAAACGCGAATATTAGCCGCTAAAGGCATCGTGGTTTCTTCAATAGTCCACTGATTTAAGCCTCTATTAGCCCATTCCGCCAACAAAAGGTTTAAGGAACGCTTGGCGGTTTTAAGATCGTAACCAGTACGAACCGTTCTACCGCATCGTTCAAAAGCCTCTTCGACGTAATCGGCTACATCTAGCTCAAAATTAGTGGAACCAGAGGTTGCCATTAACGTCCCCTACCACCCGGCGCACTGCCTCTCTTCATTTTTTTAGAGATGGAACCGCCTCCACGCATCCTCACCGGAGACTTGCCTTGAGGAACACTTTTGCCCATAGCCAAAAGTTTGTGCTGGGGAGTGTTAGAAGAATTATCAGCACTTCCTGTGCTTCTTCCCACAGGACCCCCTGCTCCTAAATTAACAACCCTTTTTGCAGAGCTTTTACGCCCGCCTTTGTCCATAGTTCCTACAGCGGCATAAGCGCGGCGACCCATTGCTTTTTCCGTGCCTTTGCTTTCGTCTCTCCTAGACTTTAAGCTTTGGCTCTTTTTGCCATTTCTTTCACCTAATGACTCATCTAAACGGTCATTGTATCCCTGTCTTTTCTTTTTAACGTCCCCGCCGTCCGCCTTACGGTCCATAGTGCTGACCGCCGAATACTTGCGACGACCCATAGACTCTTCAGTGCCCTCACTTTCTCTGCGACGAGAAGCCAAACTTTGCTTTTTCTTGCCGCGATTTCGTGCGCCTAAAGATTCATCTAAACGCGAGTTATAGCCTTGTGTTTTACGAGCCATTTTTAAGCCTCCGATAGTAGGTTTCACGGACTCTAAGCATATCCATTAAACCAAATTGTTGTTCATATTCTTTGTAATACCCTGTTTTCTGTAGCTTTTCTGACGCTTCATGCAGTTTACTCAACCGTTGGATAAATATCATGGCATAAGAGGTGTCTATCACACTTAATAAATCCTCATGTCCATACGAAAGTTGTTGTGGCTCGTCATCGGGATGAAACCCCATTAACCACAAATCCGTCTCTATAAACACCCTTTGAGAAATAGCTTCATTTAACCCGTCAAGATGCTGATAAAACACTTCCCTATCTTTTATGTAGTCTAAATCCACCAAAATCACTAAATCATGCTTATCATCCCAAGTAGAAATGATGGTGGTTAGGTCTTGAAAAGAAGGAGAAGCTTTAAAGCCAATCCCTACTTTATCCTCGGCCCAAGCGCCTTCCGCATAAGGACACGGGGGCAAATTAGCAAAATTAGGGTTGATCTTTTCTAAAGCTTCTTTAGACCAGCTTCTAATCTCTTCTTTTATGGTGTCTTCAACCATTAGTTATAGAACACCGTTACAGCAGTTACGTCGGCGGCGATATAATGAACAAACGCCCCCTCTACACACAACAAACCCTCATCAGGAATGTCGGGATAATCGGCACTGCTTGCAGTACCTGTGGTCAAAAGCTGTAAAACGGTAGTGCCGTTATTACCGTCGGTAAACGATAACAGTCCACTAGAGCCACTGTTTACAAAATAAATCCCTCTAAGCCGCGCTCTTCCTGCAAAAATCGTAGAGGCAACGGTAGTCCCAGAGCCTACGGTAACCGCTCCAGAAGTTGCTCCATCCACAGCCACTTGAGTGACGATAGTAAAGGCTTTACTGGTATAAACGGTAGCAGATGATCCCGGTCCACTGATTTCTTCAGAAACCGCATTACCGGCACTATCTGTGCCCGTAATAGTAAACTTTTTACCTGTTTCCGACGATCCTCCAGAAGTCACACTCACATTTCTAGCCACGACCCCTGTACTAGATAAGGTAGCTTCTCCGCCACTAGTAAGCGCACCATTAATGGTGAGGTTAGACGCTCCACCGGGCGTTTGTGACAAACATATCCCATCAGGATCAGCCGCAGCCACCCCTGAAGAAGACACGTAGGTCGAAAAAGTATCTGATCCCGCCATAAGTTACTCCTTAATTTCGCCACGAATAATCATAGCTTTATAAGCGGCACTGTTTGGATGGGGTAAATTTGAATTAGACTTCTTAGGTGCGGCGGTTTTAGCCGCTGGCTTTTTAGCCGGAGCTTTTTTAGTTGCCACGGTAGTATCCTCCCAAGCTTCATTAACAGCGGGAGTAGAGGGGTCATCCCCTCTAAACTTCCCGCCTGTTGTTCTTGCGCGTTTACGCTCTGTAGTCATCTTAGATGCTCAAGTTGTAAGCCACACCTCGGTCACCGGCTGCAAGTACATAATCTATGCCCATGCTTTTCGTTCCAGTAGCGTCACCGCTGACTGAAATAACGGCTGGAGTCATGTTTTCCGTCGGTACGTTGTCGGTATGAGAGCCTACCAATTGCTTATTCACGTAAAACTGAACAACTTCAGTGCCGTTAGTTATTTTGCCCTTAGTGGCGGTAAAACCTAAAGTCACATAAGTGCCGTCAACAAGGTCATGGGTAGCGGCTAAAACAGTTTCTGTTTCCGTGCCGCCTTTTTCGGTAATTAACCGAAGCCTCGCGCTTCCATCGTCCAGTTGAAAACCAATGCGATTATTTACTAAAAATCCTGCTTCGGGATTAGTAGTAAAATTTTCACACATTCCCCAGAAAGCATCCATTTGACCAACTCCCGCGCCGGAAGTGGTATCCACATATACTCGGGTTTCAAAGTAAATCATTTCACCTTGAACATCAGGTAGCTTAAAAATCTCATTTGCTTGGATTGAACCACCATCGTCATCAGTAGTGGCCGCTGAAGTAATAACCAATACTCCGTTAGCTACGTCCGCTGCGATAGAAACGTCTGCGCCAGCGTCTTTTACAACAGTCCAGCCAGTGTCTAGTTCCATTACGAAATCGTCCCACTTGACGCACTGATCGGGCCATACGCCTATGTTTAAGTTTTCAAGCCCTTTCTGGGCCGCCGAATAAAGAATCGGGCCTTTAAAATGAGTAGCCATGTAGTGTTCTCCTGTCGTGGCTAGTGTCTATCACGGGATGCGATAGTCAGGTAACGGTATGAGTATAAACCAATAAAAAAAGGGCGACAAGAATGCCGCCCTTTCGAGGTAACATTAAAGTTACTTATGCGCCCGGTGTGCCATAAACACAACGCCAGTCAGAAACACCAAAAGCGTATCTCTCACGAGCTTTAAAACGCATATTGCCTGTATCAAAATCCCCTTCCATCGCCGTCTTGAGCGGAGTTCGGTTAAAGAGTTTGAAACCGTTAGGACAGTCAGTCTTAACGAACCACGCATCGGCATCAGTGAAGAAGTGGTTTACAACCGCGCCTTCAGGGAGCATTCCCATTGATTTCATTGCGTTAACGTCGTTATCTGCTGTACCCGGTCGTAGGTTAGAGTTAATAATCCTTTCAGCAATAAACTGAAGTTCTTTAGGGATCAATAACTTAGTGCCACGAACGGCAATTTTTAAGCCTCGCTCATCTGTAAATCCTGCAATCTGAATAAGAACGTCTTCCAAAGAAGTTTCGTTCAAATCCGCAGGTACAGCAAGCAAGTTATTTTGATTACCAGACAAAGAAGGGTGAGCGGCTGAACAAAGTGCAGCGCCGTCCCCTATAGGAGAGCTAGTTAAAAACGCATTGTTTAAAACCGTTGCTCCTTTAATTTGCTTGGTTTGAGCCATAGACCGCGCCAACGCACGAGTGTATCGGGCAGCTAGACGATCATAAAGATTGTCTTCTACAGCTTCTTCAGTGATAGAGAAAGCAAGAGCAATCGTTTCCATTGTGTAACGAGCAGTATAAGTTTCCTGCGCGTCATCAAAGTTAATTGCACTACCTTCTGTTTTAACGGGAGCGGTTCCAAAACCAGACAGCATGACTTCTTCTTCAAAAGCTCTATCAGAGCCTTCAGATTCAAAAATCTCAGCCGCTTCGTTTTCGTACCGATCATATTCCAACCCAAATAAGGCATTCAGGCCGGGTTCCAGTTCCTTCGCTAATTGAGCGCGAGAAATAGTCATTCAGGGCCTCCTTATAAACCGGTTGAGTCGGCAGTCGTCTGTGAATCAAACGAACGAGTTGCCGCGTTAAAGTGAGCATTTAACCGCACTATGAGGGGAATACCCGCCGCAGTGTAGTCGCTATTAGCATCGTCATCCACGATCCCTACAATACGCAAAGGTAATGTAGCGGTAGTGGCGACGTTTGCCACACTAGCTTGAGACTCTGACTTGCCTGTATCGGTAGAACCAGTACGGGCAGAAGTCCCTAAGTCAGTGTTAGAAAAAACGGCAGCTTGAGCAGTCGCTTTATCTGTTAAAGACGCATCAGCAGCGCATTGGTACAACTGGCTAGGGTTGTCAGCTACATAAGCGCGTACCGGGTAATTGGTATCAACACTTACTGCGCCAGAACCGGGCCAGTAGTTTAACCACACAGGCTTCTTCTGCGTTGCATCTTGGTACATAACTCCAGTAAACACTCCTAGTGCTTGAGTCGTACCACCAGCGGTATCACCCGCTTGATCTATATATCCAGAGGCTAATGGAACACAAATTTCGCCATTATAAATGGGGTTAGTATTGTTGTTCGCAATTTCATACTCAGTGATACCAGTTGAATTGGGACCACTACCCACCATGCCAATAGGACGTAGACCATAGGCTGTTTCTTGATTTGCCATAAGACTATTCTCCTAAAATGGTCACTCTTTTCGAGGACCTCCAAAGTTTACACGAGATTGACGGTCAGGTTTGCTGATCGTCATTGTATTGTGGGCATTTTCTCGCTGTAATTCTTGGTCTACTGCATCTTGAAGGTCTTTAGCGCGTCCTTGATAGTACGCATTACGTTCCTCCACAGTCTCCAATGGAATCTTAGCCAGCATTAACCCACCTACCCCTATAACACCTTCATATTTGCCTGAGTCGATCACTGGAGCTTCATAATCAGGATACTGGTCAGCGCGAACCAACTCATATCCCTCTCGGAGTCTTGCTGAGACATTTTTAGTGTCGGCAAAACCACGAGCTTCTGAACGTATCCAACGATGCTTATACCCTTCGGGTGCAGGTGGTGCATCTAAACTAGAGGAGGGTGCCCAAGGCTTACGCCGAGCCGTCTTTTCTCTAGTCTCTGTAGCGCGAGGAGTTTTGGTGCCCTCAAACCCTTTTTTGCTCGATGACATCAGTTTCTCCTAAGTTTTCACATATTTCGCGTATTCTTCTATCGGCACCCCAAGTTTGTTCGCAATAGCGACTTGGCTTTGGGTGAGTTTAACTTGCGTTTTGCGTCCTTTACTTCTACTGCGGGAATTTCCAGCTACATTTTGGACGGGTTTTCTGCTGGAACCGTTGTTAAATTCTTGTGGGAATCTACCCTGTATACGAGAATCTAGCTCATCATAGTATTCATCGCTTTGCGGGTCAAATCCTTCTTGATCCACCATTTTTTGATGAATCCCAAAAGCGGCAAAGGTCATAGCCTCATCTTTGCCAAACCAATCGTTATTAGAGGCCCATTTTTCCGCTTTAGGATCAGGTGGTTGTTCAGGCGCTTGCTGTTGTGGGACTTGCTGTTGTGGGACTTGCTGTTGTGGCGCTTGCTGCTCTCTACTACGCTGCACACCTTTGTACCTATCAGCGTGTACCGCCAATTCAGCTAGTTTACGTTGTCCTTTAACGACCCCCTCACTATCCCCACGATCCATTGCTTCTTTAATGGCTGCTTCGGTTTGCGTTTGCTCTATATTTAATCGATTCCCGTATTCAGTCATGTAACCCTGATCTACGGTCTGCAACTTTTGTTTTATGGTTTCGGCTTCTGCTTGAACCCCTTTAGCATAATTAAGGGCTTCGTCTTTTTGACGTTCCGCTTCGCGCATTTTTTTAGTTAAGCGATCTATACGCTTCTGCACATTACGCGAAACTTCGGCGTGTTCATCATCGTCAGTGGAGGTGTCGGCTTCTTTCGTTACCGCTGATTTATCCTCCTCCACGGCCACTTCAACCGCTTCTTTCTTGTCATCGTCCGAATTCAATTCAACCGTAGTTTCTTCGTACTCGTCAAAACTAAGATCAACCTGACCGTCTTCCTGCTCATGTGTGTTACTCTTTTCTTTTGCCATTAGCTGTAATCCTTAAAAACTTAAAATATCATCAGGGTCTGTAATAGTGGCTATAACTTCATCATCATTTAAAACACGTACCTCACCGCCTTCTATCTTAAAGCGGGAGCCAGCGTAACGGGGAAAGATAATCCAATCTTTTTCCTTGCACCAAGGACCACTAGAAAATTTTTCTTTCTCTTGGTAGGCCAAAGGACCCATTTTTAAAACGTAGCCGACTACTGTTTGAATCTGGTCTTCATCAACAGTTTTTTTGCTTAAAGCAATTCCACCAGAAGTTAGCCCTTTCCCGCGATAGGGAAGAATTAAAAGTCTCCATCCCGTAGGTTGAGGCATTCGATCTAGTAAAGAACCACTTAAAGCAGTGGGATCAAGAACCCTTTCGTCCGCTTCAACATAGGCGTCGTTAACGGTTTCCGGGGGAGTAACAGCGGCTGTAACACCTGTGGGGGTAATAATTGCACTAGTCATCTAATTGCTCCTGTTTTTGTAAGAGGCCCGAGAGTTCCTCTTCTATATAAAATAAAGCGTCCAACTCTCCCATTAACTTCTGATACTGCTCCATGCTTTGAACGCCGTTGTTAACTAAAATTTCGCTCACGTTGTGGCGACGGCTTCTTACTGTCTTCTGTAAAAACTGCACTAACTGAATAGTGTCCATTCTCATATTTCCTTATTTAATCGGACACTATCTTATACTGTTTTCTAACTGTTCTCCAGCCATATTGGGTCTACCAGCTTTCTGTTTGCTAAATGGGCCGCTTTGATTGCGGTTTTGCTTTGGCCGAAATACTCCACGGCCAGATGGTTTCTAATAAGTTCTTGGCACAACCATTTATCATAAACTTTAAAGTCTCCGAGATAACGCCCGTACTTTCCTTTCTCGTGCGTTCTCAGAAGGACGGTGGTTCCCAAACTGAAGAAGTCTTGGAGAAATGCCTTTGCCGCCAAGCCGTATTTTTTCTCTTCCAAATCTCTAGTGCGAGACTCCTCGCAATCGACCCCGAAAAGCCTAATACGCTGATTAACAACAGAAATATCCCAGCCAAGGTCCACATCCACATCTACCGTATCCCCATCAATTATTTTGATAATTTTACATTGGAAGATATAAGGATCAGACATAAGTATTCGTCTTAATCATGTCGGTCACCTCTAAGCTACGCTTTTTTACCTGCTTCGCCCACAAACTGTCCAAAAATTCTAAGGCGGCTAGGTCATGGTTTCCCTCTTCCATAAAAGCAATAGCCTTTTTAAATTTCGCAAAACGCACTCTTCCCAGATTAAAGTGCATATTTATAATGCCATCTCTCCGAGCGCCCTCCTCAAGATCATTAAACCAAGGATACTCCGTAGACAATTCCTTAATAGTACGGACTATATCGTTGCTCAACATATAATCTATCTCGTCATCGCTAAGTCCAAGCCCTCTGTGCGCCTTAGAGCCTTCAATATTTCTTCCGCATCCTATGTGGAGAATACCGAGAGAATCTCTGTAGGCGTGGCTCCTAACGCCTTCATGGCGTTTTAAAGTCTCTATCAACTTTTCCATTTTATTTGTTTCCATTATGACTACTGCCGAAGTAGAAACTGGTAACCCCAGTAACAAGGCCGCCAAGATACCCCAGCACCAGATTGACGATAGCATCATCCGTTTGCTCTGGCCCACGCAGCGTAACCATAAAGATGTACGCCAAGAAGCCCCCCATCGCCATAACTGCAATAACTTTTGGCGTAGGATCATGGGCGAATTTATTCCGCGCATCTTGCCTATCCTCAGTCTCAAGCTTAAACCCTTCAATATTTGCCGTTAATTTTTTTATTTCTAAGTCGGCATCCTGCAATATTTGTGCTTTTTCTGGATCATCTTCAACGACCTTTTCTATCTCGTCGATAGTAGAAGCGTCGGGTAGTCCCAGCTTACGCGCAGCCAGTTTGACCGCCATTCCCGCTATGGGATTGCTACTTGCTACCGTCTTCATCAGCGTAGGGGCAAGCGTTTTTAGTAAACCACCAAGCTTCATTCTTTATCCTAACAGTGCGAGTATAAGCTGTATCATCAAAACTAAAGTCATTATCTGCCAAATAAGTTTAGTCATCATCTTCCCCACCCTACGATAAGAAAGATCACCGCCCCTATTGCTACAATGCCCCCCAAAAGAATACCTAGTATGAGCATCACGTCTTTCATTAACGCATCATGTGCATCCGCTTTGCGTTTGTTTTTAATCTTTGCGTTTGATTTAGCTAACTCCCGCTTCTCTGCTTCTCGTTTAATTTTACCCCAAGTTGCTGATTTCCCTGCGTTTATATACATCCATTTGATGCGTTCTTCTAATTTTGCGATCCGTTCCTGTTCTTCGATGTACTCTATCGCTTCTTCAAGAGATGAACCCACCAGCAGATCATTAGGGTTTCGCTTCTTTTCCTGTTCTTCAATCCCTCGCTCGACTTGATGCTTGCTACGAAAGAAAGCTTTAACGGTTCCCGACATCTCATCGAGTTCTTTACCGCGCTCAATTCCTTTCTTTAGAAGCTCATAAGCTTTAAACGCACCTTGTGCAGCAAGTGCAATATCGATCATGGCTTTTCCTCATAAACTTATTTTATGTTTTGAAAAAGAGCCATAGTTTAATACCCGCTTCGATATTACGAACTACTTTTGTCTAGCGCGTCAGCTTGGTCCTCCTCTACGATCTCGTCAATCGTGTCACAAACGTCGGGGATGCTAACGCCCGTAGTTACTTCCGTAGCTACGCGACCAACTGCTCTTATTCCTTTGTATATTTCAGAACAATAAAGTTCTCTGTTTTCAATCATGTCTTCAGAGACGGAACAACTGCTCAACAAAAACACGCATATTAAAAAAATATGTTTCACGTGGAACCTCTTTTTTTGCGTCGGCCTTTACCGGCGGTGTTAAGTGCGATAGCTACCGCCTGTTTTTGGGGGTAACCTTCTCGTTTTAGCTTGCTTACATTACCACTTACTGTCTTTTTACTGCGACCTTTTTTTAAGGGCATAAATCACCTAGTTGATCGTGAATTTTCCACCACGCAACATTGCGCCCATACCACGGCAAGTGCCCGTAGTGACTTTTCCCTTACCTAAGTTCTTAGGAGTAGGGATTTCTTTGTAATCACTAAAAGGGGCTTTGCCCTGATCTTTAATAACTTCAAATTTAGTGGCAGTAGGGGTCTTAGGTGGGGCCGCACCCCGTGTTTTTACGGTTCTACTCATGGTGTTTCTCCTAGTTTTTCACGTAATCTCATCATTTCGCGTCTATCAGACGCAGTTATTCGCTGTTCAGTCTGTTTTTCCTGCGATTCCAGTCGATCATCAAACTGACGACTTCTTTCTTGCATTTTTTGCTCTTCCAAACTGAGTTTAGACTGATCGTTAGCAATATCCGCCTGTGTTTTCTGTCCTTTAATGTCTATTTCTTGCTGTTTAAGGGCAATTAACGGATCAGGACCTTCTTCTTGGCCTCCACCCATGATCTGCTGGCTTAATTCACGCACCGCAGTCAGTTCTTGGGCAATTATCTGCGCTACCATCGCCTCAACCTGCAACATCTGGTCTTCCGTAGCCGGTTGACCTTGGTTTTGCTCAACAAATTGGATAGCCGCTTGCTCTCTGGCCTTCAATTTCACGTGTTCAAGGACGTGCTTCTGCAAGGCCACGATAACATTGGGTAATTGCTGTACCATTCCACTTGCCATAAAGGTCAAATGCGCCATGATATGCGCGTCATGGTCCTGTCCTTCAAACGCTTTAAGCTCTATTTCCTCCAAAGCGTCCACATTCTCCTGTGCTGGGTCTTTAGGTTGCGGCTCTTCCATATCGGGAGCCTTCAGGACACTATCAATGTCCCGCACACCCAATGCTTCGTACATTCTACGAAACGCTTCTTGCTGGTTATGCAGTTGCGGCGCTTGCATGGCAAGCTCTAACTGGCTTTGCGCCAATGCAATGCGCTGCGCCTGTGAAAAAATATTAGGATTGGAGACAGGAACCACGTCTATGCGGTCATCAAAGTCCTGCGCCATAATGGTTTGGTCGCCGCCCGGAACAGAATAAGGATATTCCTGTGGCAAAAACTCGTGCATCACACGGGCCAAAATCTTGAACTCCCGACGCATCGCATAGTGCAAGCGTTTGTGTACAGCACTCATCACCCGTGCGCCTTGCTCTAACATAGCCACCGTCGTGCCTACCGCCGCCCCTTGGTTACCATCCCCGACTTTCAAGTCGGTAATCGTCGCAAAGCGTTGGGCCGCATCAACCACAAAACCCAATAACTGAAACAACGTGGTGTCCGGGCCTTTAAACGGTAGGGCCATTAAGCTGTCACGGATCGCACCTCCCGGTGCGTCAACGTCTCTAAATTCTCCCGGTTGTAGGGGATCAGCATCGTCCCTTACCCGCAAACCACGGGCCTTGAATCCAGCCGGTAAATTAGACAAGGTTCCTGCGTCAATAAGCTGGCGTAACGCCGCTGTTGCAGTACGAGATAAACCACCAATAGTGTGGATCAAACCTAGACCGTAAAAACCAAAACCGGGCAAAAACTTGTAGTGTACAAAATAAGCTATCTTGGCTTTGTTGGGATCATCCTCCGCATAGTTCCGCCGAATCGCTAGAATAGTTCCTTTCTCTTCACTAATCGTCACAATGTAGGGAAGTTTAATGCCGGTAGGCTCGTTTCCATCATCAAGGTCTTCAAACCCTTCTAAATCCAATTCAACGTGAAACTCCAGTAAGTTCACATCGTAATTAACCGTACTGGAAGGATCAACGCCTTCTATCTTGTTGATTTCCTTCTGAACTTCGTTGTCACTAGCCTGTTGAGGCTCTAACTCCACATCCCGGTAAAAACCCGAAAGCTGCTGCTTGCGTAAGTCATTAGCCGACATAGGCACAACGTGGGTAATAATCGGACAAGTCTCTAGGTTACTTGTCTCATAAGGAACTACTAAATGCTCTGCCGGAACAAAGGTACTGACCGGACGCTCTAGCGCCGCATCATAGTAAACCTTTTTGAAGGTTGATCCGGCCAGAGGTAAATAAAACAACATCTGATCGAACTCAGGAGTAAATTCCTCCATCACGTCAGTGATGTAATAATTCATAAATTCTTTAACACGCTGGGCCTGTTGCTCTTTCTCTTTGGTCAACGCACCCATAACCGTAGTCCTTACCGGACCATCAGGAGGTAATAACTCATTATATGCTTGGGCCTGAAACTGGGTAGCCGCTTCCGCCAACAAAGGATGCGTTACCCCCGTGGCTCCTCGAAAGGGCTGCGTTCGCTCCTCGTAATGAAAACCGAGTAGCTTGAGTCCCTCCGAATAAGTATCCATCCACTCTTTCCGAGTTTCTTTATTTCCCTCAAACTGTCCCTGTAAATCCGCTGATAACGTACCCAAAACCACGTCATCTATATCTTCCGCCAGATTTCTGTAAAAATCTCCCTCGTCCCGAAACACCTCGTCTTGAGGATCAAAATCAACTAATACCCCACCATCTTCCGTGTCGCTAACTTCAATTTCCGACATCAGCCCTTCAATATCTAAACCCGTAGTATTAGGGGCGCCAATCTCAACATCGTCCATGATTTCAATGTCAACGGTCTTTTCAACCATTGGCGTGATGCCTTCACCATTAGCCATCTACTTTCTCCTCGCCATAATGCGATCTATCGTTACGGCCATCGCTGGACTCATGCTTTGAGATTGCATACTGCCAATTCCTGCTTGGGCCATGAGCCGTGATCCGACAGCCGCGTCCCGCGAGTCTTCAACCTCGCCTCCATCGGCAAAGCCCAAGGTTCCCAGATCAATTCCTAAAGTATCCGCTCTGGCTCTTACGTCCTCTTCGCTCATATTAAAAGCAGCACCGGCATCTGCCAAGCTCATTTCGTTACGCCTCGCAAAATCCAGACCGCGCATCGCGGCTTCCGTCTCCGTATAAGGACCCGTGCCTATAGCCGCATCTTGCGTGTTTAAATATTGCAAGCGTTCTTGTGCTTGTTGAGGCGTATAAGTGGGCGCAACTAACTCGGTGCTTTCGGTTTCAGTTATAAACGAAGGGTTCATATCAGGTCCAAAACCAACATCCCCAATACTGTCTTCTCCGCCAAAGGTTCCTCCACCTCCTGAGACACGACCATAGTTAAACTGATCCACCGCTGCCAACACATCAGCGGCACCGGCCCCTGCGTCAATGCCAAAATCTGTTTTTTGAGAAAGAACGGGAGTTACTGCTTCGGCAATCT